TGAACTGCTTGATCGTGCCGACGGGCAAGCCCTGGTAGGCGACGCCGTGTTCCTCACACCAGGCGGTCAGTTGACCCAGCAGGCCGCCATAGACGTGCGCGGCGTCGGTGCCGACATGGCGGCGGACCTCCTCGAAATAGACTGCGCCGATCGGGCCGGCATCGACCTGCAGCTGCTCCAGCCAACGCCTGAAGCGCAGATAGCGCATGCCGCCGCCGTCGAACCGGGAGGATTTGAGCGACAGGCAGCCGCTGGTGATCGTGCCCATCGACTGCAGGGCCCAGCCGGTCGCGGTGCCGAGGTCGAGCGCGAGGATGACCCCGCAAGCTGGTATGACGGATATGACGGTTTGCTGGTTATCACCGTTAGAGGCGCGCGCGTGTGCGCGTGTAACGCCTATAAGGGGACGATCCGTCATATCCGTCATGGACGCTGAGCCACGGTGCATTTTTCAGAACTCCATCGGGTCGGTTGAGGTCGGTGTCTGGCGCAGTGCCAAGCCTCGGAAACCTCGGGCGGTCATGGTGTTGGCGCGCGAAAATCCCCGCGCTGTCAGGGTTTCGGAGAAGCGCTTGTTGGAGCCGGCGTACTCACCGTTGCCGTCGGCCCATGCCTTCCAGTCGGCGTAGAGACGCTTGGACGTATCGTGCAGGTTGCCCGCCTGATCGCAGCGCTCGTCGAGCCACCGGCCGACCGCATCCTCGGCGTCGAAATACTCCTCGGTGGCGGCCAGCACCGACGCCGGCGGCTGCAGCCCGATCCGCTGCCATTCCAGGCAGCCCTCCAGCGCCCAGGCCAGGATGCCGTCGCGCTCGGCCAGCAACCGGTCAGGCAGGTGCTTGTCGCGCTTGGCGGAGGGGATGGTGACAGTGAACGGGATCATGTGCAGACGGCGGCGCATTGCCTCGTCGACATTGCGGATCGAGGGCTTGTGGTTGCCCACCACCAGCAGCTTGAACTGCGGGGTGAACTCGAAGAAGTCCTGGCGCATGAACCGGGCGGTGATCTTGTCGCCGCCGGTCAGCGCCTTCAGCTTGCTCTCGGCCCAGCGGCTGCCCTGTTCGGTTTCGATGGCGGTCACGACGCGGGCGCCGCGCAGGCTGGCCATATCGGTCGGATGGCGATCGCCATGGCTGGCCATGAACATGTCCATCGCCGCGACCGTGGCGTAGTCGCCCATCATCGCTGTCAGGGTGTTGGCGAAGACCGATTTGCCGTTGGCGCCGGTGCCATAGAGGAAGAACAGCGCGTGCTCGCTGGTCACGCCGGTCAGGCAGTAGCCGGCCATCCGCTGCAGATAGAGTTGGAGCTCGGTATCGCCGCCGGTGACGGTGGCCAGGAACTCGCGCCAGACCGGACAGTCGCCTTGCGGGGACGCCGCGGTGATCTTGGTCATGTAGGACGGGCGATCATGAGCGCCGCCTTGGGCGGTGTGCAGATCCACCACACCGGCGGGCGTGTTGAGCGCCCAGGGATCGCGGTCCCAGACCTCGGTCGTCTCGGCATGGCGTCGATCGGCGCGGGCGATGCGTTCGACCGCCGCGATCGTCGAGGCCGACGAGAGTTTGGCTTTCAGCTTGGCGCTGGACGCCTTGCGGGCTGAGGCCCTGCAGACCTTGCGCGACAGATCGTAGGCTTTGAGCGTGTCTTCGCGCACCCAGACCGTGCCGGTCCAGGTGAGCCACTGGCCCCAGGCGGCGACATAGCGCCAGTCTTGCGCATGCTGGTCGGTGAAGATGTCTGCCAGCGCGTCTTCGGTCAGCTGGACCGGGATCGCATCGTCGCCGCTGTCACCACCGCCGCCGGTCGGCCCGCCAGCGCCGGTGTCATCGAGGTAGTCCTCGCCATAGCGCGAACTGTCGAGCTTCCAGATCTTCTCAGCTTCCGAGCGGAGCCGGGTCTCGGCCCATGGCGGGTCGATGCGGGCGGTGTTGTAGTCGACGATCTCGGCCCAGGCCTGCGTCGTGGTGACGTGTCCCTCGCGGCAGCGCCTGATCCAGTAGCCGATGATCCGGGACAGGGCATCGAAGCGGGTGGCGCCGTCGACGCCGCCCTCGCGCACCACGCGCCCGAACAGTTCGGTCACGGTACCCGAGCCCGTGCCGGCATCGTTGTAGTCAAACTCCGAGGCCGCCTCGCCCTCGAGCAGGGGCATGGCCAGAACCGCCTCGACCAGATCGCTGAGATCGTGGTCGCGGTCGTGCTGGCTGAGGATTTCAACAAGCCGCGGCGTGCTGGTCTTGCCGTGGACCGAGCCCGCCACGCGGATCGGCTGGTGCGGCGACCGAAACGATGGGTCGCCGCCCACCTTGCTGGCGATCATGTGCCGGGCGCGGCAGACCGTGGCGATGTCGTCGCCTTCTGCAGGCTCGGTCAGCCGCCAGTAGAGGTGCAGTTTGCGCTGGCCCTCGGGCGTGACCCCGCCCGACGCCACCATCAGGCTGGGCTCGCCAAGGTGCTGCGCCAGATGGTCTCGCTTGGCGCCAATGTCGCCGTGGTCGAGATCGACCAGCACGACCTGCGTCTGAAGGATGTGTTCGGCCCGGGCCTCGCCGGACGCCGCGACCGTGCCGGGCACGACGAACAGCGCCATGCCGTTGTCTGCGGCCCACGCGGCCTGGACGACCAGCTTGTCCGCCAGCGCCGCATCGTTCTCCATGAACGGCGTGTGGGGCATCTGATCGCCACCGCCTTTCTCGGCGAGGGCGCGGACCGGGACGAGGTGGTCGCAATAGCCGAACACCATCTTGGCGAAGGCTGCGATCATCTCGGGATTGGGTTTTGCGGGGTCGCCCGCGCCGTGGCTGTCAGCCGCCGTCATGCCCAGCACCTCTGCCTCCAGGCGCACCAGGCGCATTCGAAATGGTCGGGATCGGCCGAGACGCGGGGCAGCCATTCGCTGGCGTCGCAGGCCTGAAGAATGCGCACGGCCTTGTCGCTGGCGGCCTGGGCCAGAGCACCGTTGAACGCCACCAGCTCGTGCCAGAGCTCGCAGGTGTCCTTGTTGACCACCGTGAACACAGCCGGGTGCTCAGTCAGGCCGAGATAGGCCTGATAGAGAGCGATCTGGGCCGCATAGACCGGCTTGGCGGCGACAACGCCGCGCTTGACGATGCCCTGCCAGTTCTTCGCGTTGGCCGACTTGCATTCCCACAGCGCCGGGACAGCCAGACCATCGGGAGCGGCGACGATGACGCCGTCGATATGACCGCGGACCCGGCCGCCGGCGACCGAGAAGCCGAACTGACCGCCTGACGCGTTGCGGGTGCGCAGATCAAAGCCGGCCTTGGTCAGCCAGTCGACGGCCAGATCCTCGAAACAGTGGCCTGCCGCAAAGATGCGCAGGGTCTTGCCCGAGAACTCGCCGCCGGGGTCGCGGGGGACCTGCAGGAACTCATACTGCAGCAGGCGTGAGCAGCTCTCGCCAAGCCGGCTGCCGCCCAGATAGGCGCGCGGCTCCCGGGCGCTGTTGTCCTGGGCGAGCGCCGTGTCGATCCGCGTGTTCACCTGGTCGGCGAACGAGGCAGGCTTTTCGCGATGGTTGAAGTCGAGAGGACCGGTCATCAGAACGGAACCTCCGGGGCGCTGTCCTGCATCGATTTGAGAAAGCCGCCGACGGCGACCTGGACCATGGTCCTGGCCTGGGGGCCGGTCAGGTCACGCAGCCGGCGGTCCCAGCCGATCTCCGCCATGATCTCGGCCATGGCCTTCAGCCCGTCGGTCAGGGCAGCGGTCTCGCGCTCGTCTGGATCAACCATGGCGAACCGCCTCCGGCATCTTCGCGGGCCTGTCGGCGGCGATTGAGCGTTGGGAATGAGCGTCGTTCATCACGCGGCCCTCCTGATGCTTGCCCGGAAGACGGCCGCGTTGATCGCGTTACGGTTCCAGTGGAATTTGAGACGGCAGTTGGCGTCGTACTTGGAGAAGCCGAAATCCAACGGGGACACGCCGATGCCGGCCTCGGCCAGTTTGGCCATCTGCTTGGTGCTGGCCGGCTCGTTGATCCAGCTGCGGCTCTTGGCAGCAGCGTGGCTGCTCTCGGTCGACCGCAGGAAGTCGTCTGCAGCTGCGAGCGCCTGAACACGGGTGCCGATCGCCAGGACCTGCGTGGCCTTGAGCCTGGGCCGCCCCAACGCGTGCCAGAGCGTGCCGTCGCTGAACACGCCAGCCCAGGCATCAAACCCGCTGGCCATGAGCGAGGCACCGTCTCCGTGCAGATCGCACCACTTGAAGGGCGACTGATTCAGCAGGTCGATCTCCATCAGGTCGAAGTCGGTCAGCACCCGCTTGGTGCTGCACCGGCGCTCGAACCCGAAGCCGCAGATCGGGCATTCGCTGGCGCCCAGGGGCACCTCCGCTTCACAGGACGGGCAGCACTTATAGGGAGCCTGACCCGGCTCCGGATCGTCGTTGTCGAGGCTGATTTCCTGCTCGAGGCTGCCATGGCGCAGCGCCGCCCCGGCGAAGTCGAGCACAATGCAATCGGTCTTGATGATGCCGGGGTAGCGTTCCGGATCGACCTTGCGCAGGCCGCGGCCAATGGCCTGGATGAAGGTGCTCTTGTGGAGCATGGGCCGCAGGATGCCGATGCAGCCGACCGGCTGGCTGTCGAAGCCCTCGGTCAGCACCATGCAGTTTACCAGCAGCTGGATCTCGCCGCGGTCGAACCGGGCGATGACGTCGGCTCGGTGGTCGGCGGGCATGTCGCCGCTGACCACGGCGGCGGCTACGTCTGCCGCGATGAAGGATGCGGCGACGGCCTCAGCGTGGGCGATGGTCGAACAGAAGAAGATCGTGCGCCGATCGCCGGCCCGCTCCTTCCAGTGGGCGACCACGGCCTCGTTCAGGACCGACCGGTTCAGCACCTTGTCGGCCTGGCGCATGTCGAAGTCGCCGGCGGTGGCATCGAGGCCAGCCAGCTCATCGTCGATGCCCAGACCGATGGTGAAGGTCCGCGGCGGAACCAGCATGCCGCGGGCGATCAGGGTTCCGATCTTCAGCTGGTAGCCGACGTTGGTGAACACCTTGCGCAGGGATCGCCCGTCACCCCGGCTGGGGGTGGCGGACAGACCCAGCAGTTTGACCGCCGGGTTGATCGACCGGATGTCGGCAATGATATTCTGATAGCTGTCGGCAGCCGCCCGGTGGCACTCGTCGATGATGACGTGAGAGACTTGGCCTAGGGCTTGGCGACGGTTGGCCCGGGCCAGGGTCTGCACGCTGCCAAACACGATCTGGCCAGACCAGTCGTCCCGGGCCGCCTTGACCACCGAGGTGGTCAGGCCCGTGATCGCGCCGATCGAGGCAAGGTTCTGTTCGATCAGCTCGTCGGTGTGCTGCAGGACCAGGGTGCGGGTGTTCCGCTGCGCCTGCGCCTCCTCGCCGATATAGAACCCGGCCACCGCGGTTTTCCCTGCGCCGGTGGGCAGCATCAGGATGGTGTTGCCATGGGCAGCCGTCCTGGACCGGGCGGCCTTCACCGCCTCTTGCTGATAATCTCTGGGGATCATGGAACCGTTCCCTCACTGGGCCCAGAACGGCGCGCTGCCGTTCGAGGAGGCCTGTGCCGCCGCCGGCGGCTGACCGGGGGTGGGCTGGGCGTAGGGAGCGGGCGACGACGCAGACGCCATGAGCCGCGCATATTCGAGATGCTGCGGCCCGATGGCGGCCAGAACGACATTGCGGCCTTCGTCCTGCGGGTTGTTGCGGTCCCGGTCGACACCCAGTTTCACAGCCACGGCCAGACCGCTGATCTCGCCCAGGCTATGGATGGTGCGGGCCGTGCGGGCGCGGTCGGAAGTGTCATCCGAACGCACGCCGCGTGCAGACTCCAAGATGCCCCGGATCAGCGCCCGGCCGCGATTGGCGTAGGTGTCTTCGCCCCCGTCGCTGCCATTGCGACCGCGATAGCCGATGCGGGTGTAGATGCGGCGGCGGGCATAGGGCCCGTCTTCGATCACGCCCTCGGTGTTGAGGTAGAGCGCCTCGCTGGTCTTGCTCTGGGTCAGCCAGCCTTCCGGACCAGCGCCACCCGGGCGGATGGTCAGATAGACCCTGGCTAAAGTGTTGGCCGGGATGAGGGCAAAGGCGGCGTCCTGGGTGTCGGCGCTGTTGAAGTCGATATCGGTCATGGCTCTAGGCTCCGGCGTTCGTGTCGGTGGGGACTGCGGCGGGCAGTTCGAAGTTCAGGCGGGCGACGGAGCTGTCGGCGAGCGGGCCGCGGATCTTGTCCATCAGGCGTCCGAGGTGCGCGGGCTCGACGGCGTCCAGACGTCCCGAGCGGTCCTTCGCCGGGAACCCGAACTCGTTCAGGGTCGTGCAGACGAAGGCCCGATAGGGCGCGCCTTCGGCCGGCCGGATGTCGGCCAGCGTCAGGATCTCATCGACGATGCCGGGCAGCTCGAGGCCGGTCTTGGCGCCCTCGATCTGCAGCGAGAAGAACGGCCGGTTGAAGTCGTCCAGCCGCTTGTCGAGCAGACCGACCAGCCAGACGTTCTTGGCCGGCGTGTGCTGCAGGTGGGTCAGCCAGCCGATCATCTCCTGACCCAGCAGGCCGTATGCGCCGCGCATATCGGCCTTGCCGTTGCGGTCCGACATCGCCTGCGGCTGGCCCTTCGACCACTGCAGGCAAAGGCGCGACGCTACGGTGATCGAGTCCACGAAGACGGTCTCGTATTTGTCCAGCATGGTCGGCGGACCGAACTGGCCGCACACACGGGCGAAGTCCGAGCGGCTGTAGCTCTGGTCGTCGCGCATCGCCGGGTTGGCGCCGCCGATCCAGCAGGCAAGATCGCGGGCCCGCTCCCAATCACGGATGCGGATCTCGTCCCCGGGCCAGCCCTGGACGGCCAGTTCACCGGCTTCCAGGTTGAGGAACAGGGTGGTCTGAGGGTTGAGGGTCCAGAGCTGCGAGGTCTTGCCGATGCCGGAGATGCCGGTCACCACGCCCTTGATGCCGCGGCGCTCCTTCATCCGTTCGTCGGCGGTGATGATCTGCAGCGGCTGGGTGTTGATGGGAGTGCTCACTTGCGCTCCCCCAGTTCGCGAATGGCCGCGGCCACCGCGTTGTCGACGCCGCGGGCGCCCTGCTTGCGGGCGAGCTTGACGACCTCCGACAGTGAGGAACTGACCCGGCTGAGCGCCGAGGCTTCACGGCTGATGGCGAGTTCGGCGAACGCCACCTCGTCGAGCGTGGCCTTCTCGATCGGTATGACGCTGGCCGGCTCGGTGCCGATCGCCGGCACCGAGATGTTGTCGGGGACTTCGCTCAGCCAGATGGACTGGCGAAGCTGCTTCAGGGGGGATTTGAACATGGGTAGGACTCCGATTTGTCGGGCCCCGATGTCGTCGTGGTTTTCTACTGCCGGGCTCCGACACCGCTCGGAGCCTTTGCGGTCCAGGTATTTCCCTTGCGGGTTTTGCATTCCCTGGAGAGCCCGGCATGAAGCCGGGGTCAGGCGCTGCTCATCAGAGCGGCCACATCGGGAATGTCGGACGTGCTGCCGCGGGTCTGCTGGGCCTCGAAGGCCTCGACCTCCTCGACGCGGTAGATCACCCGACCACCAATCTTGATGTAACGGGGGCCCTGGCCAATCCAGCGCCAGCGCTCAAGCGTGCGTGGGCTGATGCTCCAGCGGCGGGCCAGGTCGATCTGGTTCAGGTGTTTGACGGACATGGCGTCCTCCAGCAGGCGGTGACGAAAACCTGCGAAGAAGATGCGGCCTGTGAGGGGAGGAGCCGGGAAGGCGTGAGGTAGGTCTCAGGGTAGGAATCAACGCCGATGGCTGCCCGAAACTAAAAAGCCGCCCCGAAGGGCGGCTTGAAGTTCCAGGGGCTCTGGATTGATCAGGCGAACAGCCAACATCGGCCTTGCTCGACCTTGATGAACTCGCGCCAGTCGGTTCGACCCGAGAATGCCTTTGCGATGGTGTTCACGCTGCCGCTGGAGCCGGCCGCCTCAAGCACCTCGGTGGTTGAGCATTCCGCAATGCCCGACGTCCATGCCTCGTAGAGGTGCCGTATGATGGCGCGCTGTTTTGATCCGGGAAATGCGTAGCGCTTCCCGTGAACTGTAAGGGACGCACCGTCGGCGGCCATGACAATCAGGGCGTCGGTCGACACGGTGCCGGATGCAACGCGGGCCGCCAGGATTGAATTGTCTACGACCAGGCTATCCCTTTGGTGCCCGACATCTTCAATGCTGATGATGGCATGACCGTTCAGGACTTGAGCAGGCAGCCGATCAGCCGGCGTGAAGCTGAGCACCACCCTCAAGCCAGGCGCGGGGCGCAGTCGGACAGTCTCCACAAAGCTGGCCCAGACCTTGGGATCGTTCAGCCGCCGTGCGACCCAGAGCGGGACGCGTTTTGTGCGCCCCGATAGGCGGACCTCGCCCACTTCCCAAAGTGCGTCCGCCACAAGCGTCGTCGGGGTTGCCTGCGCAGTCATATCGAGCTGCTGCAGAAGGTGCCCGAAGAGAATTCCGAAGTTGACCCGGAACAGCCCCAGCCGATCGGCTGCCACGGCCACCCAGCCAGATGTTGGGCTGAAGTATCTGTAGCCTGCCGCATCTGCAGACCTGGTCACGGTGACCGGTGTGTCGTCATGGTCGGCCAGTGAGGCTGTCGTTGTCTCAAATCCGTCGGGCTCGATCAGGCCCGAGGACTGGAGCGATATTCCCGCGCCACCATGGTCTGCCAGCGCGTCAGCGGTGATGCGGCACCTTGGGGTCTCAATGACCCTGCGCAGCAGGCCTGCTGCAACAGGGTCAAGGCAATGGTCAGTCCTGGATGTCACGGACGATGCCCCAGCGCCGGAGATATTTTTCGCCGATCATCCGCTCGCGTTCGGTCCGGTCTTTCAGATCACACCCGTGCGGCATGGTGATGGTCAAAGGCAGAGCCTTGCTGCGGCCGGAGCCCGCCTCAGGGTGGAACCGGATGGAGAGCTTCACCTGGGTGATG